AACTGGCATTTGCTCCAACTTTGCACGGTGAGCTAATAGCCCCTTTATTGGAACGAAAAACAGTTAGAGATGAAATGAGGACTAACCCAGAAAAGGCTAGGCGAGAATATTACTGCCAATTCACTACAGAGGCAGGATCTGATGCAATCATTCGTAGAGGTGTTATAACCAGAAACGAAGAAATAAGAAAGCCGCTCTTATACAATGATACTGGCGATAAGAAATTTGTTATAACTTATGACCCAGCAAGACTTAGAGACAATTCAGTAATTTTAGTTTGCGAGATATACGATGCCCCGTTACCAAATGGAGACACAGAGAAGCAGATGAGAATCGTTAATTGTATCAACTTAATGGACGTCGGCAAGAAAATTAAATCTCCTATGCAAACTCCAGATCAGGTTAAATACCTGAAACAAGTTATTTTGGATTACAATGGCGGAGCTGATGCTTACGGAAATATTCTTGGTGTTTATATTGATGCTGGTTCTGGTGGCGCTGGTGTAAATATTGCTGATTATTTAATGGAAGACTGGAAAGATGCCGCAGGTATAGTTCATCGTGGTCTCATAGATAAAGAATACTCCGCAGAATATGTTAAAAAATATCCAAATGCGGTTGATAAAGTTCATCTAATGTCACCGTCTGCCTACAAATCTGAAATGTATGAATCTCTAATAGAATTAGTCAATCAAGATAAAGTTAAATTTACCGCCGCTTATGATAACAAAGGATATCTTACTGTTTTTGATATCAATGAGAAACAACTTGCTTCTGAAAAAGAGAAAATTCGAAAAGAGCTTCTAGCTCAGAAGCTAGATGAAAAAGAGTTTGAAGCGAAACTGAACGAAAGACTTGGACAAATTCAGAATGTAAAGCAAAAAACGATAAAACTGGATTGGCAAGATGAGCTGGCTCTAAGTAACATCGATGCGCTAAAAGAGGAAGCCATCAATATGGTTAGAAAGAAAAGAGAAAGTGGAAAAGATTCCTTTGAATTGACACCAGAGAAAGCAAATATATTACATGACGATAGAGCCTACTGTCTCGCAATGGCTGGATATGCTTTAATGCAGGAACGCCGTAAAAATATTACAAAAAGAAAACCGTCAACAGACATGGATGACTTAGTTAAGCAATTAACAATCCGTAAAGGAAATCTTAGAAGTTCATTTTAAGGGAGGTGACAGAGACGGCTAGAAAAACACAAACAGCAAGCCCAAATGCAAAGCCAAGGGCAAGAAATACAAAGAAGGCAGCACCGCCAGCTCCTGTCCGTAGAACTTCCAATGAAGTACGACAATGGTATGACCAGAATAAACCAAAATTTGTGAATTATGCGGATACAGCAACTGCAAATGACGCAATTAAACTGCTCCGAGACGTTACAAAAACCAGCACAAAACCCATCAGCGCATTTAATAAAGACTCACTTCGTACTTATCTTCAAAATATTGGAACGAATGAAAAGAATCTGAGAAATCTATCTCGCTATCTATACTACAGATCCCCTGTCTATCACCGACTAATTATGTACAATGCAAACATGTTTTGCTTAAATGCTAGATCGGTAATTCCACAATATGACATTACTGGGAATAACGATGCTACTTCAGTTCTCAAAATTTATAATGATACACTCACACTTCTTGAAAAATTGAATCTCCAATTTGAAATGTTAAAAGCATATACCATTTGTTTCCGAGAAGATGTCTTTTACGGCTGTGTATATTTTGACGACGAGTCAATGTTCATACTCCCACTAGATCCTGATTACTGTAAGATCTCTGGTTATTATAACACTGGTGACTTCTCTTTTGATATGGACATGTCCTATTTTCGAAGCAAGCAAGAGCTTCTGGAATACTGGGGCGAACCGTTTCAGTCTATGTATAGTGCATATGAGTCTGAAGGCAACTCAGGTAAATGGCAGCCGATGCCAGATGAATATGCGATCTGTTTAAAAGCTCGTGCCGAAGATTGGGAAACTATTGTCCCACTGTTTAGTGGATTGTTTAATGCTCTAATCAACCTAATTGACTTAGAGGATATTCAAGCAATTGCGGATGAACAGCAAATTTATAAACTTGTTTGGCTAGAAATGGAGACGCTTACAAATAGTAACATGCCAGATGATTGGAAAGTAAATCCTAAAATAATGATCGAATACTTCAATCGACTGTTAGAGGAAGCTCTTCCGTCATACACTTCTGGTGCAATTGTTCCTGGAAAATTAAATACCATATCATTCGATAACGATCAGGCAACCGACACAAATAAGATTGCCAAAGCTACTGAGACAGTTCTTAATACTTCTGGTGGCGCTCAAATCTTAAATAGTGCAACCATATCTGGTACTACCGCTTTCGAAGCTGCAGTCAGATCAGATACAGAATTCGCAATTTCCATGCTTCTTCCGCAGACCCAGGCATGGCTGAATCGCTGGTTAACGTATCAGCTTTCAACTCCAGCTAGAGTTAAATTCTTCGAAGTTTCCGCGTATACAATTGATGCTTTTAAAAAGAACTTACTGACAGATGCTCAATACGGCCTGCCAGTTAAATTAGTGCTGAACAATATGAACGGATTTAGCGAATTAGATACATTAGCATTGAATTTCTTAGAAGAAGAGTGTTTACAATTATCGAACAAATTCGTTCCACTTCAGAGTTCTCATACACAAAACGGAGACCCATCTTCCGAGGCTGGCGCTCCAACCAAAGATTCTGACGAGTTAACCGATGATGGTGAAGCAAGTAGAGATAAAAAGGATAAGGCAAAATCATGACAAATTTTATATTAACATTTGATGAAAATTATGCAATGAAGTTGACAGAATCAGGGGTTAAGCTTATCAACCACACTGGAAATCAGTGGACATTTTTGAACGAAGGTAAACTCTGCTTTGATGGTGAAGACCAAGGGAAAATTATATACACAAATAAGCTTACATTCTGACTGTCTGAGAGGTAGTTATGAATAATATTAACATTTCGAAGCAGATCGTACATACTACG